TCCATTTTGTGGTAGGGCGGCATTAAGTACTTTTCTAAACTGTTCTGACCAGTTAGTATTTGCAGGATCATTCCATACCACAGTCTGACCTGCAAGGTTTACATTGTTACTATCGAAAATTTCTTCAGTAGTTGCTACTGACTCAAATTTAAGTAATCCGTTTGCTGGTTGATTACGTTTTGGATTGTAAGAAAGCAATCTTGCTAGACGGAGAACTGACTCTCTACGTTCTGCAAGTTCTAGGTAATTTTCTCTAGCATTCAAGTCAACTCTAAATGCAATGTTTTGACCTAAGAAAGCAATAAGGTCAATCAAAGCGAGATATTCACTTGATTCAATGTAATCGTTAAAATCCTCAGGATAGTTAGTTCTGAGGTAATTGATCATTGTTCTACGTAAATTGTCAAAGTCGTAACTCTGAAAATCTGCGTTTCTAAAAGACTGATAAACACGTTTCCAGTCTTCTGCTAACAATAATCTATTTTGTCTATATGTTGTCGACATACTGCTTCCTTACTATTTGTATTTACCTGAAACCATTATCTGCGTACTTAATTCTATGATATAAACCCTGCATTCTGATCAAATGTCAAAAGCAATGATTCTGATATGTTGTACGGTAGATAAGTCAGTGAAACACTAATTTGTAAGCCACTTTCATATTGATCAATAGTAACATTATTTACAGTCACTCTTGGATCATAGTTTACTATCTCTGTAACGTTTTCTGCAATGGCTTCCTTTAAATCTTCTGTTAGGGGTTCATATAAAGCGTCCCATACGATTGTTCCAAATTCTGGATTCTCTAATTTTTCCCCTTGTCTAATATGAAATAGATTAATAATGTCTTGTTTAATAAGTGCAAGATCATACAAATTAAATCCGTTTGCATTAGGATCAACTGTGCTTATACCACGATAAGCACGACTTTGCACAGGTGGCTTTTGGCGTTTTGCTGTTTGCACCTTAACTGTTTTTATTACATCTTTTTCCTGTGTACTCATAGTAATATTTATTGTCCTTTCTTGAACGTATCCACTGTTAAGGCAACTGTTTGTGCCGGTAATTCTTCTGGTTCTGTTCTATCTGTTTTAGTATCAACAAACACTGTTGGATCCATGCTTTCATGATGCGTCCAAGGCTCATGTTGCGGTAAGCGTTTGGAAAGCGAAGCGTCCGCGATAGCGGTAGCGACATCGGGAAAACGCGGTGTATAGCCGCTGGCGGCTTGCGGTAACTTATGTGTAGACAACGGAGTTGTAGCGGTAGCGGTAGCGGCTTGTGGGCCATTCATATGGATCTCTGTTGCTGTTTCAGTATGATTCTCGCCGCTGAGTATGTCTGTTGTTTTACCTGCTGTAAACTTGTTTGCTCCTGTTGTGTTTACGTCTAAGTTTCCAAGTGTAGTGATTGTGTTGTCAACTGCCACGTAGGCTCGTAAACTCGCCGCAGTGTCAAGGTTAATGTTAGAGGCGGTCTTTAAATTAAATTCTCTTCCCGCTTGAAAATTGATATCTCTGTCTGCTGTAAAGTTTAGATCATTTTCAGTATGCACACTAATACTATCACGTGCATATATGTCTATCTTACCGTTTGAACTTAATTCTATCCAACTAGTACCACTTGCGTTGCCTATGTATATAAGGTCCTCGGTGTTGTGCATCAGTATCTGATGACCTGTGCGTGTACGCAGTCTTATGCTTTCACCCATTGGCAAACCAACTTTGCCGTCCTTGTCTCCTGCTTCTACACTAGCATATTCACTTTTTGTGTTTCTTGCACTGCCCTTACGTAAAAACTTATCATCACCATCATCAAATACCAAACTTGATCCGCCCAATCTCATTGAGTGTATCTGTGCCTTTGCTCCCTTAGGACCGTATGCTGTTTTAGGTGCTCCTGGACTCTTGTCCAATGGACCTGGTGTGCTTATGCCAAACACTGAACTAGGTGTTTCACGTCTTGCACTGCTTGATGTTATACCTCTTATCTCGTCCAACAATAATCCCTGTGAACTTAACACGGTGCTCTGTGGACTCACAGGTTTTATAAACTGTGTAGGATCTGCTGATCTACCCTTTTCAGTAAGTTTGTTGTATTCCGTTACTGGTAATTTTTTGCTGTTGTTTAATTCGTTAAATGTTGTGGCCGCATAGTTACCTGACGGTACCGCAAAGTTCATGTAATCATCTGGTACGCAACCTATCCAATAACCTTGGTTGATTGAACCTTCCACGAACACAACCATAACACGGGTGCCAACGTCTGGTGGTACAAACCACATACCGTAACTCATCTGTGAATTTGCGTAACCTTCGTTCTTGCTGTTTGCTCTGACTGTTGTTTGTCCGCCAAACAAACTTAGGTATCTCACGTGTAGGATCTGTCCTGCGGCTTCCTCATCATTACCTGATGTTGTGGTCTTTAGTATCTCAACCTCAAGGTCTCCCTTGCTTAATGGATCAAGATGTGAAATGATTCTTGCTATGTAGACTCCATGTCTACGACTTAAACCACCTGCATCAACTGTACGTTTTTCCTGTGCCATTATGTATTCAAGTCCTCATCTGTTATATCATTTACATCATCAAAAGTATCATCTTGAACTGCGTCTACTGAACCGTCCGCTTTAACTTCGTTACCAACTTTGTTTTCTTTTTTACCTTCTTGGTATGCGTTTGTGTCTGAATCACTTGCACTTACCTCCGTAAGTTGATTACGTCTACGCACCATTTGTAGTGTTTGTTTGAATACTCCACCTTGGAACACGTTTGTAACCTTAACAACCTGATACACTCCTGAGAATGCATTAACCTTTATGGTTGCTTCTGGAAACGTCATTATACCGTTCTTGCCAAAGTCAACTGGTGTTCTAAAGTTTACGTTTACGTCAACTTCACCATTCTGATGATTTATTGAACCGTCTGCATTTAAATTAATAGTTCCGGGTAAAGGTTCTGAATTGTAATTACCCATTCCACTGTCGGCAATGTAGTAAGGATCTCCCCATATTTCCATGTCCGCTGTTACTAGGTCTGACCCACTATCTATGATAGCATTGTGGAAACGTCTAGCCACTGCCATTTCTGGAGTCTCTGGTACAGCACCCGCGGAGTCTGATTTGTTTTCAATGTCTGGTAACGCACCTGATATTCCGTTGTCGGTTTCATTGGTGTTACCATCTGACTGCTTAAAGTTTGTATCGGAAACATCTTCAGCAGTACCAGATGTTTCAACCTTGTTTGTTCCTGCGTTATCTGTGTTTTTAGCAATACTTGTATAAAATGCAGTATTGATGTTGATGTCAAATGCAAGTACATCTTTGTTTGCACCCGTGTATATGTAATTGTATTCTTTAACACACTGCTTTTCTAATGACTCAACACCTTTTGCTGGTGCAGTAGGTGGAGCAAATTTAGAACTGTGTACCTTGTATGGCACTACTTTATATACATATACTCTTGGTGGTCTTCCTGATTTCTTTTCCTGTGCTTTGTTTGTGATGTTGTACACACTTGCTTCTATCTTAAACCAATCTTTAAATCCGTTTTCATCTGTTGGTGCATTGTGTCCTATGCTCTGTCCATAGTCACTCATTATTACCAACTCTTCTAACATTTTTTGTATTGTCATTCCCTGTGGAAATTTTATTTCCATATTTTTTCCAGGAATAATTTTAATCTTTCCTCTTTCAAAAATACCTTGTTCTTCATTATAGGTAAACTTTGCAAGACCAAAAGGTGCCGCACCCGCGGCTCCATATTCAAATCTTCCTTTTGCAATAGTGCCATTCCCAATCTTATTGATGTTTACTTTGGCAGTACCTCTTTGTTTGATTCCTTCAGATACCTTACTACGTAAAACTGTGTACCCTAATTGTGTGCTTAGGTATTCATCAAAGTTTGCAGGCACGTTGCCTCGTTCACCAGTGATTGTGTACCATGCCTCTGCTGGATCTGTGGATGATATTGTTGCACTGTTTTGATCCGCAGGTGAACTAGAACCAACAGAATTTTTATTACTTGCTCTACTTCCTTCAGTTGGAAATAAAATAACATATTCATCTGGTTCAACTACGTCACCTTTTTCTTTTTGTTCTAACAAGTGTGTGTTTAAAACTGTTGCGGCACTTTTTGCTCCGCTTTGGCAAAGTTCTTCAATAGTGTTTCCAGAGATTTGTAAATCAATTGGTAACTTTTGTACCTGATCACTAAATGCAACATCATTCCAAGGAACACCTTTCACACTGTAAACACTACCAGATGCTTCAACACTGAAACCTGCATTGGTCCATTTGAAAGGCATAACTTTACGCATACCTAAACTGCTGTCAGGATATACTGGATCTCCGTTTGAATCCCAACCTTTAAATTCTATAATTAAAACATAAGGTGCTTGTAAGTAGTTGTCATGTCCTGCTTTTAATGAACACAGTTGCAGTGTTTGTAAAAACAATCCCATTGAATAAGGTTCATGAACTTCAAATTGAAAACTTGTTGCCTGTGTATTTCTACTTTTAGGATTGGGTGCAATAAAAGTTTGTATTTCTAAATTATCAATAAAGTATTCTAACTTAATACCGTTCTGTTCGTATGCTGTACGAGCCATTCCTTTTACACCACTAGTACCACCCGTCTTTAACAAAACGTTCTGAGGATCTTTGATTCTATATGTGCTATCAGGATTGTTTAGTTCATCATTTGTTAAACAGCCGATAGTGTAGACATAGTTGTAAGACGCAAATCTGTTTAATGGATTATTAAGTGGTAATGCTAAACCTGGAGTAATTTTTAATACTTTACTTTCTACTTCTTCTTTTTTGATTGGTTCAACATTGTCGCCATTCATTTTTTCAGCATCACCTGTTTTAGTAACAGTATTTTTTGTTTGGCTTTCTACTGTACCTGTTGCATTTTTAGAACCACCAACAGTAATATTGTTTGACTGTAAGTTTGGATATACTCTATCACCAAACTCTCCAAACATTCCAAATTCAGGATAACCAAGAACTTCATCGTATGCAGAAGGCATTTCTACTTTAATAATATCACCTTCGACATTCTTGGTATTACGTATGTTTACATCGATTGGTACATTCCGAAATGCCATCTAAATCCCCAATAGTCTTTTTAATTTGTCTCCCTTAGGAAGAAATATTTTTACTCCTGATTCAAGGTCAAATACGGGGTCTTTGATTGTGTTCATGTTTCTTTGTGCAAAT